GTATTATCGGATAATCACACAATATGATTATATCGAGGGGATCGCCATCATCAGATAACGTGTTTGGAACATACCCATAATTGTAGGGGAAAACATTGGAATTATGTAATATGCGATCCAACACCATACAGCCCTCTTTTTTGTCGTATTCATATTTGATATTGGACCCCTTGCTGATCTCTATAAATGCTACGCAATCCATTATATAGACTATTTATTTTCATAGTCTATATATATTTTTTACATATTTACAGTTTTGGTGCGAAAAAATTGGAAACCAAAATACAAATCGTTCCCGCGATTTTGGAAATCGACAGCGTCTCATTGTTGAATAAAATTCCATATACATACGACATCACTATTCCAAAATAAGATAGAGGCGCATAAATTGCCGCGTCCAATCTGTATGACGAATAAAATCGCAAGAAATATCCGACTGATCCAATAAATCCATTCGCCAATACCGCTATTCCGACGCGTGATTTGTCCGATGCCTCTAAACTTGCGTTATGATTTGGCGACATATATTCAGTATAAACTACGTATGCAGTCATCAAGACCGCCCCTAACAAATATGATATAAATACGTGGTTCCAATGATTGCCGGTTTTCACACGACGGATCAAGAAATAAATCAAGGCCTCGGTTAATGCCGCCAGCAATACCATTGCTAACCCATATATGAAATGCGGGTTGTTGTCGGCGGTTTTGTTTTCCGAAAAATTGGAATATATAAATAGTCCAAGACCCGCTAAAACCAAGAAATATGTGTTGTCCCACATTACTCCCGCCAGCAACAATATCATCAGTGGATATGTATTAAATATTGCGAAACTTACTCCCGAATCCAAATATGTGAAACCTTCATATGAGAAGAAAATATGCGACATATTGATAAGTGCAAGCATTATTGAATCTGTAGATCCTATTGCGGATTTGATGAATCCCCAATCCACAAATGCTGACGCCATCGCCACATAAGTTATTAAACGCGTCCATAATTGTAGAGGCATCGAGATTCCGATCTTTTTTACGAAAATTGGATACAAACTGAGCAATGATTCGGATGCGAGTTTTGATAATATTGGTATAATCATTGGTTCCTCCTCTATACTTATACATTTTACAAAAACAAAATACAAACTTAATTTATACTATAATAGAGGCTATGTTAGAATTTATCATTTGTTCTGTAATCGGTGCAGTTTGCATATGCGGAGGTAGCATCTTTGCCTGGTATAAGTATATTCGGCAACCAACCAATGATGATGAAGTGTACGTCTTAGATATGCGCGACTCTGAACTGAATTTTACATTCAATGAAATTTACAAAGACAAAAATAATACACTTTCAAAAGTATAAATATAGAGGCAACCTCTAAATACCCTATAATGAGTAAAACAATCATCAGTTTTGATATCGGCATCAAAAATCTCGCCTATTGTGTTTTCTCGCTCCCCAATTTTTCCGTTCTTGCGTGGGATGTTGTAAATTTGATCCCCACTGTAGAGGCTACACATCCACTATGTAATTGCGAAAAAGCCAAGGGCGGCATTTGTGGTAAAAAAGCTTCCTACTGTTTCGGGGTAAATAATTATTGTCTTGTTCATTCGAAAACATCGGGGAAGATAATACCAACAAAAGACATTTCACCGCCGGCAATCAAAAAATTGAAATTGGCTGAGCTTATTGCTTTTTGCGAAAAACATTTTATTCCGATCACTTCCTCTAAGAAACAAGATTTAATTTCTAATGCGAACCAACATTTTGAACGCCACTGTTTATTACCAATAACCAAACCAAAAACAAACAATGCTAATCAGGTGCATTTAGTAGATATCGGAAAACGCATTAAAGTAGAGTTTGATGAACGACTGAAAACGCTTTTGCCTCAAATAACACACGTCATCTTAGAGAACCAAATATCGCCCATTGCTGGGCGTATGAACACTATTCAAGGTATGTTGTCACAATATTTCATTATGCGCAATGACTCGATTGCTATAGAGTTTATATCGTCTATTGGAAAACTTAAAGGACTCAGTATGAAACAAAATGTAGAGGATACAAACGAAGATGGTGTTGCAAGCGTAGCAACTACAAGCGAAGATAAAAGCGTAGCGACTGCAAGCGTAGCGACTGCAAGCGTAGCGAAAAACTTGGATAAATCCACATATAAAGAACATAAGTCCGATGGTATTTTTTTCTGCAACCAATTCTTGGAAAACAACCAACAATTACATTTTTTAAAACAAATCATAGAGGCTTCACACAAAAAGGACGATTTAGCAGATTGTTTTTTGCAAGGCATCTACTTTATGAAACGTGGAAATCTAATATCTTATAACGATCAATATCAAATAACATAAAAACTTATTTATACTATTAATAAGTTAAAATCAATACCCTTTTAATATTCATCAGATTATAACAATGGAAGTTTTTGATTTAGGTATTGATAATTTAGAGACTGCTAACATCGATTTAGGTATTTCAGAAAGTATTAACTACCAGCCATCCAATTCATCTTCTGGTATGAATTTTGGCGGAGGTGCCGAATTTCTAATGAACACCAGCAAACGATCCGGATCATCACAAAACATCAACATCAATCTCGAAGAATTAGGCGATTTCGAATCCGAATTAAACAATTTAGACAGCAAAAACAGGTCTTCCGAACCAAAGGGCGAAACCAAGTTCCTTTCCGGTTTATCAAATATGTTTGGGCTCGGTAATGATTCTAATAGCGATTCTAATCTCGGACAAGCCACCAAGGAAACCAGTTCAGGAAACACCAAGTCATGGGATGGATATGGTAAGATTTCCGACATTCCCGAACAAGCTGATCGCCCCATTAATACCCGAATCTCCGAGCGCGAGAAATTGCGAAAAAAGAAGATGATGATCAAACGTCTCGATGAGTGGAGAGAGAAAGGTGTTGTCGGGTCGCATGTCCGATTTGATAACGATACTCCTTATGAAGAAGTTGAAGACGAATATGAGTCTGCACTTGAAGATAAGAAAAAGAAAGAGGCCAAGAAACTTTACGGTTGGTGGTTTATTACTGCCGTCAATACAATTGAATATGCTAACACCGCGCTCAATCCATTTGATATTAACTTGGATGGTTGGGGCGAACAAGTGAGCGACGATTTGGATAGTTATGACGAGATTTTCGGCGAATTATATGAGAAGTATAAGGGCGGTAAATTATCGCCAGAAATTTCACTTATGTTGCGTCTTGGATTCAGCGCGGCCGTAGTCAGTTTCACAAACAAGGCTCTTTCCACTTCTACACCCGGATTCAATGATGTGATTCGCCAGAGTCCCGAATTAATGAAGATGTTTACTAATGCAACCGTCAATTCTATGTCTCAACAAAGTCCTGGGTTCGCATTTGCGAACAATCTGGTTAATCCCGAGCCCGCTATGAAATCTGCTCCTCCACCTCCTCCGATTGAGCCGCGCTCCGCGCCGCAGCCGCAGCGTCAAACAATGCAATTTACATCAAATCGCCCCGACATAAATGCCGGTCGTGGTGTTATGTTCAATGAATCTGGTGTAGATCTGAAAAACAATTATGAGCGAATGGATGTACAAGAGAAATCAACGGCCAAGAGACCGGAAATGCAGGGCCCCCGCAACTCCGATATCAATAACATTCTTTCCGGGTTGAAGCCGAAGACCGTCAATATTCACGCCAATCAAGACGATGACTCAATGGTAAGTGTTTCGTCGCTCAAAGATATGAATGGGGTGAGTATGCCCAAGTCAGGCGGACGCAGACGCAAGGGTTCCGACAAGAACATTGTTAGCTTAGATATCTAAGTAATTTATGATAAAAGATATATAAAGTATTTTATCATAAAATAAATATAATGAATAATAATCCGTATTATATAAAAACAGATACTTTCGAAGGCGTTCAGTATCGCTTAGCGAGCTGGTGGTTCCAAAAAGTCAATGTGAATGACTATAAAGATAGACCAATTAAATATTTAGAAATTGGAACTTTTTATGGAGCAAATATTTTATCTGTTGCGAAATCATATGGATTACATAATGATAGTAAATTGTATTGCATCGATCCTTGGGAAGATTATGAAGAATACACAGAATATAAAAATGAGCAACCTAATATTTATAATGGGTTTTTAAAAAATATTGAAAATTCAGACTGTAAAGATAAAATTATTGTGAATCGTGGATATTCAAATAAAGAAGTGGTAAAGTTTGAAGATGAATTTTTTGATATTATTTACATTGACGGCAATCACGAACCTGAATATGTATTGGAAGATGCGGTTTTGTCTTTCAGAAAATTAAAAAAAGGTGGAATAATGATATTCGATGATTATGATCCAACAAATCATCAATTAACATATCGTGGTATAGACAGTTTTTTACATGGATTTGATAAAAGAATTACTGTATTGGGACTAGAAAGATGTCAACTTTATATTAGAAAGAATTAGAGACTATTATAACCTTTATATGTTTACGCACAAATAAATTAAAATTTCATCACACATTTCTATTATATGATGAAATTTACAAAAGACGATATTATTACAACCGATAAATATCTCAATGCTTTCCCCGATTTTTATTATAAAACCGATTGTTTCTTTTCGGAATCAATGGTGTGGCGAAACAAAATTGTTACCCCACCTCCACAAAATCTGCCCTTGCTCATCTCCGGACATTCCGATGTTTCTATTGAAAATTATATGGTTGATGCATATAACCCGCAAATATGGTTTTCCGTAAATAATCAAACTACGAAATACCACGTTCATTCGCTACCTCTAGGTTTGACCAATTATACAAATGAAACCGATTTGCATCCTGTCTACGGCAATTGTGATATACTTATTGATGTTATGAATGAAACTATAGAAAAAACCGGTCTTGTTTATATGAATTTTAATATTCATACCCATCACGAAAGAAAACACGTTTGGGATTTGTTTAAGGACAAATATTGGGTAAATCTTGGTGAAATCCATAATACACTTGACGGTCGAAAAACGTTTTTGCGAGAAATAAAATCGCATCATTTTGTTTTATGTCCGCGCGGAAATGGCCTGGATACACACCGTTTGTGGGAAACATTGTATATGGGAAGCATACCGATTGTTAAAAGAGAGCTCGGTTATGAACAATTCTATGATTTGCCTATTTGTTTTGTAGATAATTGGGAAGATATTAATGAACAGTTCTTGGAAAACGAGCGCCATCGTATATTACACACAAATTATGCTATGGAAAAATTGAAAATCGGTTATTGGATTGATAAAATCAGTCAATTTGCTGTATAATTATTTGGTACGTCGGTAAACGCGATTCAATACGTCTGGTGCAATTGTAAACTCCCTAATCATATTGAATTTCGTCATATCAATCTTCGGGAAAAATGTGTCCGCATCTTTAACATCACAATCCGTTGATATAAAATTCAAATGTATGTTTCGACATTGGTCGTGATCCAGTGCCGTCTTATAAATACTTTCGCCGCCTATCACAAAAATCTTCTCTATTTTCGGATTCGCACCCAAGATTTGTAGAGCCACATCAAAATTACTTTGAAACATTGGGTTCGACTGATCAGGTGCACTGGTCAATACTATGTTTTCGCGGTTTCGTAGAGGTTTTCCAATAGATTCGTATGTTTTCCTCCCCATAATAACGGCATTCTTTTTTTCGGCGTCCATCGTTTCTGTT